TAGGCCCGCTGGATCGCGTCGTCGCGCCAGCCGCGCGAGAAATAGGGTGTGTAGCTTTCCGATGATTTGGGATCGAAGAACACGTTCGGCTGGTTGGTCCCGCGATCAATGGCCGGGCAACCCAGCTCGGTGAACCAGATCGGCTTGGATTGTGGCACCCATGCTGTTGGCGTTGCGCTCTCGACGCCACCTGGCCGGTTGAAATGCGGCTCCGACCACCAATTGCGCAGATCCTTGAATCGAAATACCCAAGGTTTTGCAGCGGCACCGTCCGTGATCAATGTCCGGGCTTGGGTCGCTCTATCCGATGGATTGGCATAGAACCAGTCAAACCCCTCGCCACCCACGATGTTGGATTGCAGATAGGCGCGGTCATAGATTGCCGGGGCCAGCGCCGCGTCGGCATGATCAAACCCGTCGCGCCAGTCTGACAGCGGCATGTAGTTATCGATGCCGATGAAGTCGATGTTCGCGTCTGACCAGAGCGGATCGAGGTGGAAGAACACGTCGCCCGACCCATCGGCAGGATGATGGCCGAAGTATTCCGACCAATCGCCCGCATAGCCGATCTTGGGTCCGGCACCGAGGATGGCACGCACATCTGCAGCGAGGGCTTTCAAGGCGGTCACGGTGGGATAGGTCGCAGCCCCGCTTCGGATCGTCGTCAGGCCGGGCAGTTCCGAGCCGATCAGGAAGGCATCGACGCCCCCGGCCGCCGCGCAGAGATGCGCATAGTGCAGGATCATCCGGCGCAGCGACCATTCGCCGACGGGGCCGGTCCAGCTGACGATCTCGCCGGAGACGCTGAAACTGGCGGGCGTCGCGGTTCCGAAAAGGGCTGCGACCTGAGTGGCCGCCGTCGCAGTCTTGTCCACCGTTCCTGCATAGCCCGCAGCCGGAGAACAGGTGATCCGGCCCCGCCAGGGGAACGTCGGTTGGTCAGCGGTGGCGGCGTTGTCAGAGTATGGGTTCGGTTTGGTATTGCCGGGTGGCACATCCAGCAGAAGGAAAGGATAGAAGGTCAACCGCAACCCGCGCGCCTTCATCTCCTGGATCGCCTGCACCACCGCGAAATCCGCCGGTGTGCCGCCATAGACCGGGCGGTCCCCGGCATCTCGGCTGACCAGCACCGCACTGGTGCGGGAAACCCCATTCACCACCCATGCGGACGGCGTCGTGGTCTTGGCTGCCACCTCGACGCCGGGGCGAACCTTGCAATTGCCCGCCCGCAGGTCATCGCCGAACCACGCCACCACCAGGGACACGCTTTCCACCGCCGGGGCCATGAATTGCAGCCGGTCCAGTGCCACGACGATGTCGGGCGTCTCGGGGATAGCGTTCAGGTTCTCGGCCACGGTGGCACTGCCCGAACCGCTGGATTTCTTGACCGGGACCGTGGCATAGGCGAATTCGCCCGAGGCCGGGATCAGGGTGACCGCCTTTACCAGCCCCTCGGCGGTATCGGGATCCGCGAGCGGTCGAAACACTTCGAAGCTGATCTGCGGCAGGCGGTTGCCGAAGGGTGTGAGGTCCAGTTCCTCCAGCACAACATAGGCCGTGCCGCGATAGGCAGGGGTCCCCGACAGGCCCATCTTGGCAGAGATGAACGGGTCCGGGGTCTGAAGCTCGTCGCCGGGATACCAACGCCAGGTGACGCCCGTCATGTCCAGAGCCTTGCCATCGGCCCAGACCCGGCCAATCCCGGTGATCGGACCTTCACACAAGGCAACCGCGAAAGAGGCAAAGTAGAGGTATTCGGTGGTGGTGACCTTCGGGCCGCCACCACCTTTGCCGCCGCCCTGACTGGTGGTGCGGGTTTCCTCGCGGAAATCGGTGGCCCAGATGATATTGCCGCCCAGCCGCATCCGACCATAAAGACGCGGGATCACCGCCCCTTCGGTCGAGGAGGTGATCCGCAGACTGTCGAGCCGCGCACCCTCGATGCGCTGCGCCGGGGCCATGGAAGACACGATCCAGCTATCGACGGCCGATCCGATGGTCGATCCGATGAAGCCGCCGATGGCCGCGCCGGAAAAGCCAAGGATGGTGCCGCCGAAGCCAGCGCCAATCGCGGAGCCAACGGCCCCGAGAACAAGAGTTGCCATGATGAAAATCTCAGATGCTGCTGGAGCGCGGGAACAGGAAGGCGAAGGCGATGCGCCGCCGCCAAACCGGGGTCAGGACTTCCTCGATCACCCCGAGGCGTTCGTAGGCGTGGATGAAGCGGTCTGGGCCAGTCAGGATCCCGACATGCTTGGCGATGGCGCGGGGAGCCATACGGAACAGGATCAGCGCGCCGGGTCCAAGGTCGGCCAGCGCGATCTCCGGCATCATCCGCCGCGCACCTTCTGCCAGCACTTCTCGCGGCCCCGTCTCACCCCAGTCCCGGCTGTAGGGCGGGATCGGAAAGGGTTCGTCACCGACAACCTCTCGCCAGACTCCGCGCGCAAGCCCAAGGCAGTCGCAGCCAACCCCGCGCAGGCTGGCCTGATCATGGTAAGGGGTGCCAAGCCAGGAACGCGCAACTGCGACGACGCGGTCGGGATCGGCGGTCATCACAGGACCGTCCCGTCATTGCTGCCGTCCCGGCTGGCATACCGCAAGACCGCGTCCTGCCCCGGGATGTTAGGGAAGCCCCTGAAGTTTAACGTGTTGGCGAACTTGGCCCCGCAGGTCGCGATGCGCTTGTCGCAGCCAGCGCGGGCAATAAAGGCGTCGCCCTCTGCAATGCCGCGCACCGGCGCTTCCAACAGGGTCAGGGATGCGATGGCATCGGTCAACCCGTGGCCCAGCAGTTCGGTGATCCGCCCGACATTGGCACCGCTTGTCCAGGTGAGGGTGCCAGATGTGAACCAGCCCGACGCAAACCCGGAAAGGCCCATGGCCAGGAACGCCCGGTCGCGCAGCAGGTCGGTTACCACCCCACTGCCCTTGTAGGCGGCGTTTTCCAGATCGATGCCGCAGCGCAGATCGCCCAGTGCCGCGTCGCAACTCGCCTGAAACGTCCGCCCCACGGTCTGGCCCAGCACATGGGCCAGGCTGCGCACTTCGGCCACAAAGGCCATGCGACCGCGCCGGATTTGACCCACCGCACCCCGGCGCAGCAAGACGCGTTGGCTGGTGTCTGCCCAGTTCACCCGCCACAACTCGACCTCTGCCGCGTCCCAGCGCCCGTCGATGATGTCGGTTTCCGTGATGCGATCCGAGGTCAGCACGCCCTCGGCGTCTTGGGCATCGACGGAGAGGTCGGACCCTGACCTGACCTCTGAGGCGGCAAATCCGCTTTCTGGTTCGAAATCCGTGCCATCGAAGGCCAGCATCAGGTCGTGATCCGTAAAGCCCAACGTCACTCCATCCGCGCGGGAAATCCGCCAGCACCAGGACAGGGTGGTGGTGCCACCGTCGAGATGGGCCTGCAACTCCGCCGACAGCGACTTCATGATCGGACCTCAATCAAGGGGATGGATGTGATCGACCCCAGCCGTTCGATATCGAGGGTGACGTCCAGCACGTCGGTATCAAACCGCACCGGCACATCGAATTCGAACCCGGCGCGGATCGTGGTTCCGGTGACAGGTGGAAAAGCGAAGGTCACCAGCCCGGTTGCGGGATCGACAGTATGGCCTGGGATCACGCCCGCTACTGGCGGCTGGCGGATGGAAGCGGCCAGGATCGTCACGGTGGCCCCGGCGGTGATATTGCCCACCCCGATCAGCGCGCCAGTGAAACCGGGGCCGATGGTGATGTCAAAGCTCCAGAGCCAGAAGCCGCCGCCGAGGTCGGTGGACGTGACATTTGCGATGGCTCCGCCTGCCGTGCCGACAATCGCCGGGGCCGCGTATGTGCCGCGGATGTCGCTGTCGAGGTTTCCGGGTTGGCATCTCACATTCAGACGGGCCTGTGCAGAGGTTCCCGCCTTGATCCAGGCCTGCACCCGATAGACCGTGCCTGCCACCACGGTTGCTGCCGCGATGTGCTGGCGCAGGCCAGCGCCGGAAACACCAATGTCATAGGCCTTGATGAAGGTACCGAACGTGATGGCGCTGTTGGCACCGGTCGCTCCAGTGTTGGACCAGCCGGTTTGCAGGTTGCTCCAGCTGGTCAGAAGTTCTGGCCCTTCCGGCCCATCGGGCACATCGACCTCCAGAACCACGGTCCCTGAAACAGGCTTCTTGATCACACGTACATAATCCACGCCGCCAGAGCTGTAGCGTTTCACTAGGGGAAAGACCGTCTGCAGCCCATTGCCGTTTCCGACAAGTTGGTCGGTGGGTGTGATCGCCTGTGATGGCAGGCAGGATTTGTAATCCGCCCAGTCTTTGTAGCGAAAGCCATAGAGCCGAGCATTGCGGGCTTCAAAGAACGCCACCACCGCCGCCAGATCATCGGCGCGGCGGATGCCGTAAGCCACATCATAGCGCCGACGTGAATTGGCCCAACTGGCATTGCGCTCCTCATCGCCTGACGCCAGTTCAACGACTTGCGTGCGCCGTTCCGGCCCGCCGCGTGCCCCTCGGCTGATGTTGTCGGGAAACCTGATTTCGTGAAACGCCATTACATACCCCTCCGGCCCAAGGAAACCGCCCGGGCAATGTCCGATGCCACCTGCGTGCGCGACTGGCGGAAGCTTTCAGCATCGCGGGTCTGAATCGTGATGCTGACATTGCCGCCCGCGCCGTATCCCGCCGTTTCGCGGCGCGAGAGGACCCGTTCGCCCTTCTGCAGGATGGCGGGCACCTCATCAGGGCGCAGCCCGGCAAATCCACCAGCATGCATCCGGGTTGCCCCGGCGAAGGCCATGATCGGCACCGCCCGCATCGGGGTAATGCTGCCGACCAAGCCACCCGCATGATGCACCGCCGCCCCGGTCATTCCGGCAAACAGCCCACAACCACCGAGCGATCCCAGCACGCCATCAAGCGCAGAAGCTATTGGGCCGAGGATGAACTTGCGCGCCGCCAGTTTCGCCAGATCGGCCAGGATCGAGGTCACAAGATCGCCAAAACTCAGCTTGCCGGTCTTCACGAAATTCCCCACGGCGTCCTCGGCGCTCTGAAACGCCCCGACCAGCGCTTGGCCGACATCGGCACCAATATCGCGGGCTTTGACCGCATAGTCTGACAAGGCCGCCGTCACTGCCGCCCAACCAGTTGAAGCCGCGTCGGCGCCAGAAGCAGCCGCTTCCCCGGCGGCTTTGCCCGCCGCACCCGCGCCGCCTGCGGCAGTGCCTGCGTCGTTGAGGGCGTCAGTGGTTCCGTCTGCCGCGACCGTGGCAGCATCCAGCGCCGCAGCACCGTCCGTTCCGGCCGTGGTCATAGCCGTTTGCAACGCCTGCCAACTCGCAAGTGGCCGGGCGGCAGCATCGCTCAGCATGCCGGATGCCTCGCGATAGCCATCGGCCCGCGCGCGTGCATCATCCGCCATGGTGCCCAGCCCAAGGTCGGGCATTTGAAGATAGGTCTGGCCCATCGCCGCTTGAAACGCATCCGCTGCGGCGGCTCCGGCAGCGGTGGCAGCCCCTTCAAACGGATTGCCCACCCGGCCCAAAGTCACCGGATCGAGGGTGCCGATCTGAATGCCACCCTCGCCGGTGGCCCAATCGGGCAGCATGTCGAGTGCCGCGTTCAGGCCGGAGATGAAGGTGTTGATCCGGGTGACGACACCGTTCAGCATCGCCTCGACGCCGCTGATCAACCCGTTTGCCGCCTGGAAGGCGAAGTCTCCGATGACTGCAGGCAATGCTCCCCAGATTGCCTTCATCGCATCGTAGGCTCCCTGGAACACACCGGTCGCGGAATTGCCAAAGCCTACCACCGCCACCAGCGCGCCCTGCATGGCATCGGCCACGGTGGCGGTGATCCCCGACCAGCTGGCCTGAAGGCTGGCGACGACGGCATCAACGCCAAGTCCAATCCGATCCCAGACCTCGCTGGCGAGATCAGAGAGGAGGCCCAGCGCCGCGCCGAAGCCGCCAGCGCCCTCGACCAACTTGGAGAACTGATAGGCCAACTCGCCAGCGCCGACGATCAGCGCCCCGATGCCGGTGCGGATCAGGGCGCCTTTCAATACCGTCAGGGACAATGAAAACCCGCTGACGCCCAGCGCTGCAGCGCCCAACGCGATGACAAATCTCCCGGCAAAGAAGGTGGCAAATGCCCCGGCGATGCTGGCAATCTCGCCGATATGGTCGCCGAGGAAGCTGATGCTGGTCTGGAAGATCCCGCCCGCCCGCGTGGCATCGGCGAGCGCATTGGCCACCGTTTCCAGCGCAGGGGCGGCGGCGACGGTCAACTGGTTGATCAGCCCCAGCCAGACCAGACCGAGCCGGTCGACGGCATCACCGGCCGTCCGGATCTGATCGGCATCCTGATCCGACACCGCCACGCCGAAATCAGTGATGTCCTGCGATGCCTGGCGCAGAGTGGCAGAATCGATCCGACCGAAGGCCAACGCGGCTTTGTCACCAAACAAGGCCGATGCCACAGCCGCCCGCTCGGCAGGCGGGACGAACTTCGCCAGCGCATCCTGAATGGCCACGATGCGCTCGTCGAGCGGCAGAGCCTGCAAATCCTTGGCCGTCAGGTGCAGGCGTTGCAAAGCATCGACCGCCGTGCCGGTTCCGCCCGCCGCATCAGACAGTTTCAGCGTCAGCTTCTTGGTGGCGGCGGCGATCTCGTCCATCGAGACCCCAGCCAGATCTCCGGCGAAGGTCAGCACCTGAATGCTCCGCGTCGTCGTGCCCAGCGATTGGGCCAGGTTGGCTTGCGCATCGATGGTCTCCAAGCCGGACCGGATCATTGCGATGCCAGCGGCGGCGGCAGCCGCAACAGCCACCGCTGCCGCGATCTTCACTCGGGTGGAAAACGCCGCCAGCCTGGCGTTCGCAAGCTC